GTGTTAAGAGTAAACGAATGTACGTGGTCATCGGGTGAAGCGTTATTTGCTCCACCACCAGTATAACCTCTTGTGCTTCTGTTGTTAGCCGCACCGCCTGTTGTTCCTGTGTGATAATGAGAAATTGAATGATTATGACTTAATGTGTGTGTGTGAGTATTTGAGCCACCAGTTCCACCAGCATCAGCCCCAGATGGTGCTCCTTTTAAATATTTTCCTCTAAGGTCTGGCGAACCATTAGCACCATTACATTCTTGCCAACCTAATGGTATGTTGCTTTTATCAAAATAAGCAATAACATTATTCGGTAATCCAGTAGTTCCTCCTGATTTTATAAAAATAACTTCATAATAATTTGGTAAATTTGAAGCGGAGTTATAAGTGTTGTTACTACTATTACCAACTGTACCACCAACAACATCACTTGATGTGAAATTATGATAATGTGTTGATGGAGCTCCACCAACTCCAGAGGTGTCTTTTTGACTTGTACCACCAAGATCATTACCAGTTGAGCCAGTATGAGTGTGACTGTTTATCGTGTGTGTGTGCGGTGATACTGTATGACTATGAGTTAAAGCCCCACCAGTAACATCTGGATTTTCACTTCCCCAAGCTTTCGGAAATTTATCATCTAATGATGTTTCCCTTGTCCAACCTGACGGGATATTTGAATTTAATCCTGTCCAGATTAAAATAACGTCCTGCGGTATTCTCATTTTTCATTTTTTTCAATAATATTACTAACTCTATAAAATGGTTTTTTTAAATATTTTTTTGCTTTATTTATAGCTTCTTTTTCATTTTTAGCATAAACCTCAAAAACAACAACATCTAAAAGTCTTCCGTCCTCCATTTTTTGCTCATAGCCTTGTATAACAAAAATTGTATTTATCATAAGTTTTGACCAACTATATAACCATAATAAGTATTGGTTCCTGTGCAAATAAAACCAAATGTATCTGCTTTATTGGCTGTAGTTGTTAAAGTTGGTACTGTCCCATCTATCCAAGATATACCACTCCACCAAGTAACAGTTCTTGAACCAGTCCCATCTTGTTTTAATGTAATCATAAAAACCATACCAGTTACTACATTTGACAAGGCTAAAGTTCTATTTCCACCCAAAGTTACAATCCAGTTTCTTGATTGAGATAAATCAAAAGTAACTGTTGCTCCATCTGTTGCTGTTGTTAAATAATTTAAAATGGCACTATTTGAAAAGTCATTCTTTGGACCAATAGCAATCTCAACAGAGGTAATAGATGCTGGAACAGTTGTTTCTCTTACTGTAACAGTTGTATCAGGATTGGAATAAGATGAGGAAAGAACATGAACAATAGTTGAGCCATTTAATCTAACCGTTCTTCCTGGAGTATACATTCCTGTTCTATCAACACCAGGGGCTGTAATCTTAAAAGAGGAAGAGGAAACTTGAGTGAATGTGTATGATGGGTCTTCAACTAAATATCCACTTTCAATTGTATCAACTGCTTTATTCCAAGCAATGCTTGTAATTTTTTCCTTGTATAAATCATTTTGACTATGGGTAATTCCAACTCCACCCGTGTTTATTCCTCTCTCAATAGTAATTGTACTTCCAGAAACACCAATTACCCGAACAACCTCAGCATCATCTGTCCCATACTCAATCTCTATATATGTTGGAAGTTTTGAAGCTGATGGAGGATTATTAACAGTAGCAGTAGTAGCTGTGTCTGAAAGATCAGCTAACAACTTTCCGCTTAAAAGTCTATTTCCATGTGGTAAATATTTTAAGTCTGCCATATATATATTAAATAATTTTTAACAAAAAAATTCAACTAAATAACAAACTCGTCTCTTTCGTAATCTACATCTTCAATCTCATACATTCCATTTGTTGTTTGAATTATAGCTTTGTTGTCATTTGTTCCTGATACACTAATTTTGTGAAATATTGAGTAAGCTTCAAATTCAAGCCATTTTTTAATTATTGATAAAACATCACCAGTGTCAGTTGAAATTACTTGTTCATCAAACATTGATTCATCAAACATATATTCATCAATCCCACCACTACTTTCAAAGCTAATATTTGTCGTATCAACAAAGACTTCTCCGTCTTTGTAAGTTGAAATAGAAACTTTTCCTTTACCATTAAGAAACTTAAACTTCGTATAATAAAAATACTTTAAGATTGTATCCTCACCGCCATCTATTCTCTTAAATCTTACATATGAAGGTATAGAAGAATTTCCATCTTGATAAATATTATCAACTAAAAGTTGATATATTTTCCCTGTTCCTTTTTCAGCGGCAAATAATTTTTGTTTTCCAGTTCCTTTGTCCCAAACTATAAATCTATCAAAATTTTGATTTGTCCATTTACCCAAAAATCCAATATATCGTCTATCATAAGGATAAGCGTTTTGTCCATCACAAACAATATATTTTTGTTCAAAGACAACGCCAAATATGTTTTCAGGTATAGATAAATCCATTACATCCAATTTTGGCTGAATTCTGTTTGAAAAGTCGGCTGTTCTTAAAACATTAAGTTGAGTTGGCTCATGACCAAAAATTCTATATCTTCCATCTGAACCAAAAAAAACAATATCTTTTTCAAATTGCCAAACAGTATCAGGACTTGATGTACCATACTGAGGAATAACAGAATTAAGTTGAGGGGCACCATCAGAAGTAAAAACAAACCTCCAAACTGAATTTTCTTTAAATATAGCAAGGAAGTCTTCAAATCCAATTAAAGCCGTACATTTCTCTCCATCTCCTCTTCCTGGCTTTACCCAACCACCATTATCAGATGGATTAAAGCTTTCCCACATTGCCCCAGTTCCTCCATAAAAAACAGTATCTGGTTCTTGTTTGTTTCCAGCTAAAAATAAAGTGTTGTTATAAGCGCCAAAAATGTTTCCTTTTACACCACCAGTAGTATTAAAATCAGGTGCTTCATAAATTAATGAGGCGGTTGCTACTCCATCATCTTTATAACTCATTGTTGTTCCAGAAGATTGTTGATCAACAAAATCTAAAAGTCTTAATGTTCCACCATTTTCTGCTCGGTAGATATTATAACCACGAACTGAACTATCTGTTTTCCTTGTCCAAGTAACTGTATTATAATTTGAAGCATCAAGCTTATCAGGATTCCAAACATCAATTTCATTTGATTTTTCTGTCTCTCCAACATCAGTTACTGCTGTAACACAATATGTTCTTAAAGTTGTTGAACCTGTCCCAGTAAAAGTAACACTGTTTAAAGTTACCGCCGTTATAGCATTCCATTTAACAATAGTTGTTCCATCTGTTTTTGCCATGTAGTCAACTCCGTTTCCAAAATAAAACCAGCCACGAAGAAGAACTCCCCGCATTTTAGCATTTGCGTCCCATGTTTTTGATGGATCAATTTCAGTTACTGTTCCTGTTGTATCAATCTTATAAAGATGACCACCAGCCATAACAATCATTAAATTAGTAGAAGTGGCTGGGTCTTTATAAATTCCCCACCCATTAAATTTTGTTTGAGGAAGAGTGGCAAATAATTCTCTTCCACGACGAGGAAGTTGAATGGAGGCTTTTCCAACGATTTCAATATTCTGCCCATCATAAAATTCATCATCTCTTATTTCATTGTCTTGGGCAAATGAGTTTTCTCCCCTTTTCCACCCATCATGTTTCCATAAATGAATTTGTGGCATCGGGGCTATTCTCTGGTTGTAAAAACCTACTCCTTGTGGCATATGAAATAATTATATAATTTTTTGAAAGATTTTACATTTGATATGTTCTTTTAAAACCAGTATAAGAAAAGAAGTTGTGTATTCTTTTTGGTTGGTCTTTTATTTTAGAAGAACCTTGTTGAGGAATTATTGTGTCAAGTGCTTGTTTAAAATCTAAAAGAGCATTTCTTGAATCATACCTTTGTCTTTTTCCTTCATGAACTAAGTGTTTGACATATAAAGAGATTAACTCCACCATTGATTCTGGAATTGATATTGATAAGGTAGAGTTTGAATCTGAAGCATCTACCCACTCAGGATAATACCAAATATCAATATTTTCTGTTCCATCAATTTTTTTTGTAAATCCTATGGTCACATCATCTGGCTTTAAATAAAAACACGATGAGGAAACATTGTCTTTATTATTATAAGGAACAGGGTCAATCTTTTCCCCATCAAAATATACCTCATATATTCCTCTAAATGGTGAATAGTTAGAAATTTGAGAAGTTAAAACATACTCTTGAACTCCTGGCGAAACAGTAAGGTCGTGTTTCTTAATTGACCAACTCCATTTAAATAATCCAAGAATATATCTTATTGCATCATTACAATAACCAACTCTTAGAATTGATGTATCAGTAGAGTTTTCTTTTAGCTTTCTTGATACCGATTGTAAAATTGGTAGCAGGGTTGTAATCATAAATACATTTTATAATTTTTTGTCAACCTCTGCAACTATATTTATTCTTTAACTTTATCAGGATGAGCAAATCTTATATGACTTTTTAATCCAAGATTGGTTTTGGCATTAAAAGCGCAATAAGGACAAGATGTCAATGTGTTTTCGGCACTTTCAACCTCTTTTTGTTTGATTTCTTTTGCTTCATCTGTAATAGGACTATTATCACCAACGGCTCTAAAATCAACACCATACCATTGACTTTCTTTTAAAAGTTTAATTATTTCAGGATCATCGGTCTCAAATTGATTGTTATTAAATTGAGCAGAGATTCCTTTTTGAAGTATTCTTCGTCCGTAATTATCTATTATGTATCTATCAGGAACAAGAACAATTCTATGTTCTCTATATTTAGAAACAAACTTCATTTATCATCACCTCCTTTCTTATCATGCTTATAATTTAACATACATTAACTTTAATGTCAAGAATAAAAAAGCTCCCTTTTTCGCAAGGGAGCAAGCGCTGTGCTGAGTAACCAACTGGCACAGTAGTTGGAAAATTAACTGTAAGTTTGGACGCCTTTTAGGAAACCATGTCTGTCCTCTAATGCTAATTGCAAACCAACCTCAGAAAAGTATTCCTCGATGATTTTATCATCACCAGGATTTTGTCTATTCTTTAACAATTTGGTATCACGGTTATTCCCATTCCCATTAAGATAGCGATAAGCAACATGGTCCATATCAACGGCAAAAGCATAACCATTGTAGGTTGAGTTTTCAGCAAAAAGCTTCTCAACTACAAAGTTAAGTTCACCATGAATTGAAAGATAATTAGTAACGGCAATGCCGTATGTTTTATCTTTCGGGAACATGTTTAACTTACCAGCAGCCCAGGAATTAACCGCTGAGGCGATTAAGGGTGATAAAAATCCAAGCTTTTTGTCTCCACCCTTAGAAAACACCTTTCTTATCCAAGCCTCAAATTCTGCATTGGTTAAGTCAGTTTGGGTTTCAACATTAGTGGTAATCCAGTATCTTAAACCACCAGTAGCTCTAACAGGTTGAGACCCGCTGGTATCTTCTTTTGGTTCACCAAAGAAGAAGGCTCTTTCAATATCTTTTAAATGTAATTGAAGATGCTCTTCTCTTAGTTTTGCCAAATCGTTACCGCCAGCATATATTTCAGTGGCGTTTTCAGTCCCAGTTACCTCAAATGGCTCACGGAAAATTTGAGTATAATTAACTTTTTTAACAGCCTGTGAGGTTAATGATTGTGGAACTGACGCACCCTCCGCATTAGCATTTCCTAAAATGACGATTACATCATTGTTGGAAATAGCAGCGGCAGGAGTTGTTCCCCAACCTCTAACAACTGTTAAATTGTTCCCTGAGACTGCGGTTACTCTCATCTGCTCACCAGTGGCTACATCTTGAATAACCATTCCTGCTTTAAATTTAGAACCATCTGCTACAGTAATGGTAGTGGCTGAAGATGAATAACCACCAGAGTTGTTTATAGAATCTTGACGAGATGGGCTTGTTTTTTCAAACCATCTGAATTCAGCATCAGTGGTTGGTTTTTTGGCAAGTTTTCTTGCAAAAAAAGCAAGGGTGGCATAATCGCCATCAACAAGCCAAAGCTTATCTGAGATGTCATATTTTCTCAAATCGCCAAGACTTGTAGTCCCCCTTGGTCCATAAATATTAGGCATAGTATTTTTAAAATAAATTTATAACACCGATAGTTTGTTTTTAGTTCTTTTATATAGGCTTTAATTTAAAGGTATCCCGTAGGAAGCTCTAAATTAAAGGTGCTATACTACTCAAACTAAAACAAAATCTATCTAATAATATTAGATAATATAAATTTTAAAATGTCAAGACCCTATTAAAGAAGTTTTTTAGAAGAGAGATTTTCTTTTTACAGACATCATTGCCTCAATATCAGCCTCTAACTCTCTTTCCTCAGAATTTAAGTTTCTTCCAGCTTCATTTAAAATAGCATCCCCTTTTACTTTTTCCGTTGGTTCTTCTTGTTTTGTTGGAGTAACTTGCTGAATACCAACGATTTCTTTTGCTAAATTAATATAATCTTGCTCGGTTAAATCAACATATTCGGTATTGTTTCTTTCAGCCTCAATAGCTCTTCTTCTTTTCTCCCCATAAATTGCTTTTTCATATAGGTTTTGTAGTCTTTCGTCTTTTGATAAAATTGGAAATGCTTTTTGAACATTATCCCAAATTCTTACTGCTTCCTCTTCTCGTTTTGCCTCCTCCAATGTCTGTGAGTGTTCCTCATTAATAGCTCTACTTATCATAGAAAAGACAGCAGCAGACAGTGGTCCACCAAGTAAATTCTGTTGGACTGAAATAGCAAAGTTATTAAGAGCGTCTTTTAAATATCCTTGAAGATCTAAAACATCTTCTCCATTATCATTTTTAAAATAATATTTTGCTGGATCAGGAACAACTGGTTTAATGAGAGGAACTTTTCTAAAAACATCTAATTCATCTTTTGTTTGATTAACATCAATACCAGATTTTTTAGTTTGTTCTAAAAGTCTGTTAAATGCTCGTTGGAGTTCTAGGTGTGCCTTTTCAAAATCTTCTTTTGTTTTATACTTTCCCAAAAACAAAGGTTTTTCAGTTGATTTTTCTTTTTCTGTTTTTTCAGAAGGAGTAGCATCTTCTTTTTTAACATCTTCTTTTTTTTGAGGTTCTTGTTGAGTTTTGTCTTCTTGTGGTTTCTCTTCCTCTTTTTTTTCTTCCTCTTTTATTTCTTCTTGTGGTTTCTCTTCTTTAGCAGTCTCTTCTTTTTCTGGTTGTTTTGGTTCTTCGTCTTTTAAAACAGAGACAATTTCTCTTTCTTCCTCATCGTCTCCTATATTTTGTAAAAAAGATGGTTTGTCTTTTGCCATAGTTAAAATATATACTATTATTTACGATTTGTCAAGTATTAATTATTTTCCTTAAAAAAAGGAACAAATTTAACAAACTTTTTTCCAACTCTCTTATATAAAATCCCCTCTCTTAAATCCCACATATGAGGTGGGTGAAGTCTAAAACCATGAGAAAATTTATTGGTGTGTACCATACACTCAGCTAACCGATAATTTTGATTGATAATTTTAAATCGGCATTTTTCAAACTCTTCTTTAGTTAAATGAAAAACCTCTTCCTCTGTTATATTCTTTACTCTTCCAACCTTTTTAATTTCTTCCCAAAAGTTATCTTTTGTTTTTTGTTGGTTTCCATCCATGTTCAATTGCTTTTAATAAATTTAACTGTTTCTTTGCTTTCTCTTCACTATCATGTTCTGCCACTTTTTTTCCAGTATCAGCTTTTACTACCAACCATTTATCCCCTATTTTCTTTATTGCGTATGGCATTTTGTTTTTTTAAACTGATAACTGATCCATAGACTTCTTTTCGTAATCCCTCAATTACCCATAGCGCTCCATTTTGAAACCCGATAAAATAATCAAAACTTACTTTATCTTTCCTTGTTTCAGGAAAACGCAGGTTCATATAACAAAAATTTTCCCAGTTTTTCAATAAAGAAACAATTATTTCCCATCCTTCGGTTCGGCTAAGCTGAGCGAGCTTAGTAATTCTTCTTTCATTTTCTTCTTCTTTTCGTTGAACTCTTTCATTTTCTTCTTCTCGTATGGAGTATTTTCGTAATAGTTCTTCCACTCTTGGTAACTTTTTGACGGCATCCCATATTCTCTCGGTGAAGTCGTTAACACCTCCTCCTCCGTCATATCGTCTATGTGAAGTCTCCAACTTGGAATTTTCCTCTCGAGTAAACTTATCTTTATTTTGTTGCATTCTTGACATGCATTTAGTCCAGGAGGACTTGAGCCAGCAAATGAACTTTTTCGTCCACAACGAGGACATAGATAATCCCATTCTAACCATACCCCATAATCCAATCCCACTCTTTTCTTCATTTTCCAAATTATAAATTTTATTCTGTTCTTTATCCATATTAAATATGCTTTCATACTTATAATATAATATAATCTAATTAAATGTCAAGAGATTATTTAAGATTAAGCCAAACTCTTTTCGGTCCATACTATACCTGAAGATTTTGATATATTATTAACGCTCATACTTTTTAAACATTTTAATCAATTTTTTTAAATTTTCAACATATTGTGTAGTATTATTTTCACCTGGTGGTGCATAATGGGAAGCGAAATCTTCTAAATTACCTGTTTGCCTATATTTTTCGTAATAAGGAAAAGCTCTCCCAGTTCCTATTCCTGAAGCGGCTTTATAAATAGTTTCTTCTGGAGACTGGGGTTTAAATGTTGGTTCTTTTATTCCCCAATTCAATGGATTATTTTCAAATGTTTGATTTCTTCCACCAGATGTTTCAAGAATAGAAACAGATGGTAATAAATATGGATTGAGATTATTTTTCTCAGCCGCATCTTTAAAAGTCGCTGCCAATGTCGCAACAGGTAAATTATCTCCCCCGTATTCTTTAAATCCTTTTAATATTGCTCCAACAATATCTGGAGTAGGTGTTGGAGTAGGTGTTGGTGTTTGGGTTGGAATTGGGCTTGCCACAGCCTGTTTGTTTTTAAATAAATTTCCGAAATTGTATTTAATAGCGTTGATGATATTATTAAATATGTCCATATTATTGTATTTGTTCAACTGGTGGTAATTGTTGGGCGTTTAACAATTGGGAAAGTGGTGATGGTTGACTGGCAACCTGATCAGACTGCATAACATCCATACTCGGAAGACCAGGAACATTTGGAACTCCTTCATTTGGAACTCCTCCTTGTGGTTGTTCTTTTTTAGCCATGTTTTTATTTGCTGCTTCCTGCTCCAGTCTTGCTTTTCTTCTTGCTCTAACCCAATAAACAGCATCAGTAATTCCATATGCCAACAAATATTTAAGTAAGAATTTATCATACACTTCCTCAGGAATATTAGAGAATGGTCCTTTTTGAGTTAAGAACCTGTCGGCAATAGCATTCATCTTTAACGCCTCAGCCTGTTGATCAATTACCATAGATGAATTTGGAATAACTTTAATATCCATAAATCCTTTTATTGTTTTTAAATCAGCAGCTTTAAGATTTTTTTCCTCCATATCACCAGTCTCACCAATAATTCTTGATACTCTATCATTATTGATAAACTGTCTTGAAAACTCTAAGATGAAATAGCCTAAAGCTTTCAGAGCCATTTTTTCAAACAATCTTGACTTAACAATAAATCTGGCATTTGCCATCTCTTGAACCAGTCTCATTCCACCATATGTTCTTCCAGCAAGAGTTTGTCCTTCCTCACCTTTAACATAATCTTGAGTGCCTGAAATATTTTTAATTAAAGCCATAAGCTCCTCTGCCTCTTTATAAGCCGTTGCCGTTACATCTTTTCCTGAAATTACTCTTACTGCTCTATCAACATCAGTTACCGATGTTATTGTATTTGGAATTGGCACAAACTCATCTCCCTCTGCTATAAAGTTTTTATTAACCAACCAGAAGTTTAACATAGACTGAATAAGATTATCAAACCTCATATTAAAGATATCGGTAACCCCATCCTCTAATTTCTTTATCGCATCAATCTCTCCTCTTGAAAAATATGAATGAGGAATAGTAACATCGTTTGAAAATATAAAGGGATTTTTTTTGAC